GTTGTAGAGAACCGCTCCCGGAGGCGGGACGTCCGTGTGGACGTAAATCGACCCGTCAGGGTCAACGCGCAAAATCTGCGCTTCCTTTGTGGCGTCCGCTCCGCCTATCGGCATCATCGTGGACTTATTCACCGGCTTTAGCACCTTCTCGGCGCTTGCGATTGCGGGAACCACCATCGCAATCAGCAACATCGTTGCAAAAAGTTTTTTCATTTTACGCCTCCATCTGTTTTTGAAGGATTATTTTTTTGACACATCATTTCTAAAATCCTTCCTAACATTGTTTTCGATTTTACAATTTTGTCGAGTTTTATATCCGCCTCTGGCAATAAAGTGAACAATTTATAACTATAATCTAAATAATCATATAATTGTTCAATTGTTATTGCAGTAACATTTAGGACGTCTCCGCTCTTGACTTTGTCAGCAAGAATTGCAAAATCTTCTTTGAATCGTTTTGATATTCCTTGTGCCATATAATCCTCCTTTATGACGAACTTGTTGTTTTAGGTAATACCGTCACACCTATTGCAACGGCCCATCCATCACCACTTCCTATTCTTATCTTAACAGAAAGGCGCCAGTTATCACCAGAAATTGTATTTACACAATGAACTTCATATCCATTATCACCATCGAAATCAGCATTGAAATGATTTAAGCCCGCAATAAATGGTATTACAATATCATCTTGTGCATAACCATCTGTGTATATAACGATTTCCTCGGAAGGTCCATCAACACTACCTGCCAAAACATATAATTGAGTCCATCCATCTTTTGTATTTGTGGAACGGAAACCCATTAAATGACAATGCCATCTAGCATGTAATATAGATGTATAAGCAGATAAATCTCCACCATCAGTTACAAAATGATACCATCCTCCACCGTCGTTGACAGTGTCTGTGATGGTAATGTGCCTGTCTGGTAAAGTATCTGCCCTTAAATGCAATGCTCCTACATGGTCTGCAAAAACTTCCCATCCAATAGCCCAATTACAATCTGCCGCACCATCATCATATATATAAAAATGAACGTGTCCCGAGGCATCTCCATATCCTTGCCAAGCAAGCCATTCTTCAAACCAATCCGCGTGAGAAACTGAAAAACTTAAATCCCAATCGGGATATATAGGTTCATATCCAGTAAATTCATGTGTATGAGCATGATAAGCATTATCATCAACATACTTTTTGTTTGCCACATGATAGTTTGCTGTCGGGTCTGAATTCGGAGTATAAAGCCATCCGTTTGCTTGTGTAATTAAAATCCTATCTGCGACCGGGACTGTCCCGTCGTAAGTATTATATCCGTCAAGCAAATCAGCATTGAGGTTGTCAACTTTTGTTTGTGAAGCAACGGCCAATGGCGCAGTCCCAGTTGCAACGTCTGATTGTAATGTTTCCGCCCTGAAATTGTATGAACCTATATCAAGGTCATTTGCGGCTGTTAGGGCCGTTACTGGGCCTAAAGCACTTCCACCTTCTGCGTTGGATGAATGACTATGCACCGCATCAGCCCAACAGATATCCCAATCAAGTTGACCACCGTCATCGGGGTCACTGTGTTTGTGAACAAGCAAGTCGTTTGCCGCGAGTGAGCCGCCGGACTGAACCGCCGTCTTGAAAAGCGGCACTTCGAGAACTGCCGTTCCTACAACTGGCCCCCTGCGCCTAAACAAAATGATTTCCTGAACGGTCGTCTTGTCTGTTAATGACGCACCTGCAACAATCGCATACTGTCCTGCTGAAAGCGTAGCGTAAACACCGAGCGACAAGTTCGTTCCCGGCGTATTGTGCGGAATGAAAACAAGATATTGCCCGTCGGCGAGATTATAAGCTCCCGCCGGAAGGATGTTGTTGATGATTGACGCGCCATCGCGCCATTCAATATACATACCGTCAACGGGACAAGTCACCGCCGAACCTGACCAGTCAATCGTCCCGCCGGTCGTGTGAAACGAAATACTGTCCTGAAAATCCTCGCGGTCTTCGTTCCAGTCGAGCCATTGTTTGATTTTCAGGAACAGCCAATTCATCCATTGATAGGGCGGCTTCTCCTGCGATTGCCAACCGACATTTTTCTTGCCGTCGGACGGCTCCACCGCATAGGAAGGCGCACCATCTGCCCATCTTGGCTTCGTAGGTTTCGTATTAAAAGGCATATTCAAATCCTCCTGTTCATATTATGGGAACGGCAAAACAAACAACGATGCGAACTTTCCGCCGACCGTCGGGTCGTCGAGGTCGCCAAATCCAAGCCCGTTCGGGTCGCCCTCGAACGAGAAATACTTGTTCAATTCCGGGTCATCGGGGTCGTCCGGGTCATCAGGGTCATCCTCGTCGTCGCCGTCCCAAATATCGTCGTGCCCATCATCGTTATACCAACCTAGTCCGATGAGCTTCACACCCGCCGGAACCACCTTGAGACACATCTCGTAGATGTCCTGCAAGTTATCAACTAGCAATCGTCTGCACGCACAAGAATCATACTCGATATATCCAATTTCGTCGAACTCCGAACCGAGCGTAATCTCCTGCGATGTCGCCTGAAATATACAATCAAAGTCATACCAGTCGGCGTAAGACACATAAACCTGAAGCGGTGTCCCTCCGTTGTAAATTACCGGGACGTGCCCCGCCACTCCATCGCTCCTGACATACCCGCGTAACCAATACCATTGACCAACAGATAGCACCGTCTGCGAGGCGCCCGGATTCGCCGTGCCATTCCACGCCACGCGCAAATTGCGAAGCCCGATTCCGTGCGGGTCGGTCGTTTCCTTCGTCAGCGTAGCATCGTTCGTCACCGTCCACGCCGCCGTGTCAACAGCTTCCATATCGCCGTCAACAAGAAGTTGCTCGGTATCGACCGGCGCAAAGTTTCCAAGGATATAGCACTCCGCCGGATAATATGGATAGTAATGCGCCTTCGTGCATTCCATCAAGAGCTTGAACAGCGAAATCAAATCCTCCGGCCTACCGTTTGAAGTGTTGACCGCAATTTTACCGAGGATATGGAGCCGATATACCGAGTCGCTCCATCCATAGCGCGGTTGACCGACGATGTTCCCTATGATGTCAAGTTGTGCGCCGACTGCGCTGTTGACGGAACGCTCATAATACATATCAAAGAGCGTTTCTTCCATCGGTTGAGCGCCTTGCGTGAATGCTTCGATGAGGCCCTCAATGCGCGGCTTGTCCTTATATTGAGCCAGCAACCTCAATATCGCCTGCGCGACGTGGTTCGTTATTTTAGGTGCCGTCATATAATCGTTATCAGTATGCGACTGCTATCGAACAAAGCGAGCTCGTTCGATGCAATCGGAATGTTATTATCCGTCAATGGGCCGGGCGCTGTCCCAATGCGGAAGGTTATATTCAAAATTCCCGGAACACAATTCGTCGGGCAATAGAGCCAATCAGTTATCACGTCATCGCCTATGCTGAATGTCTGTCGCGCATAAGATAGGATGCTTGCAGTAATCGTATCTTCTCCGTCGTCAGGGAATACAAGCGCGTCCACTTCGAGGTCGATTTCAAGATAAATATCGACATCGACAGGACGGCTGAAATACACATCCTGATTAAAACCCTGCGAATCGATTACGACAATGTGCTGATTTCCATACATTTCAATTCCAGAGGGGCAGTTTTCCCAAATTGTCTGTGCAATTTCGTCGTCGTCGCCTTCCTTGACGATACACTCAAACGACTTCGGAGGCCGACCATCTCCGTCCGGCACCATTTCGCGGTTGCTTATTACGCGCACGGCATCAACTTCATCAATAGCTCGGAGTTTCGCGTATATCGCATCATCGGTGCAAGAACCCGGATACGAAAGTGTCTGTTCCCTACGCAATCGAAGTTCGGCGTCGGTTTCAACATTTCGTCCAACATCAACATCTGTCAGGTTCGTGCAGGAATCCCATCCTGCGATAGGCGTTTCAATGACCGTTATCGTTCCGGCGTTCGCTTCAAGCGCGCCCTTTACGGTCGCCTGAATAGGCACTTCGACGTGCGGGAATTCGCCGGGAGTCGTTTCCGAGATAGTGATATCCGTGTTCACCCCGCCCTGATTCAGCGTATTCGTTCCGTATGCAAGCAGGGGTTGCGGCTGTTCGCCATCTGCCCCTGCAAAGGTCACGACGAAACCTCCGGCGAAATCGCCAGTCACCCCCACGCCGGATAATCCAATGAGCGCGTTCAACGCCGCCGTGAGGTCTGCCGCGTCAGTAGTATGGTCAAGGTCAACTGTTGTTTCTCCTTCATAAACAAGTGTAAAAATTCCACCATTCGGGACATTCGAGAATTCAATCTCCTGAACGCAATCAACTCCCGGCCCTATGGTAGATTGAACCGTTGTTTCAAACTTTGAGTCGGGCGCGTTGACGACAGAAACGATAGACCCTTGCGGGATAACCGTCGTTGCAGTTCCTACACAATACAATTCGCCAATCGATTTCGTGGCATCCAAGCGCGTGTGTCCTGTCAGCGCAACACACAAGTCGAGAGATACGCCTTCAGCGGTCGGAGGATATTGAGAATCATAAACCGTCTGGATTATTTCCCAAATCAGGGCTTCGCGTTCTGAAAAGATACCGACAAGCTGTCCGAGTAGCCCCTGCGGAAGAAGGTTGATAGTGTTCCCCAACTTCGAGCGGAGCGTCGCCTCGATTTCCGCCTTGATATCTGGAAGCCGCATTATGACAAGACCTTCTGGCAACATTCCAAAAGCCATATTTACACCTCAACAATCTGCGAGAAGTCAATGTCGCCCTCGACCGTGCTTACGGTAAGGCCGACATTGAACTCGCGTGTCGTTCCATCAAAATCAAAGTCGAAGTCCGTGAGTTCTATGACCCCCGGAGTTTCAACAGCAACCGTCTTGAGTTCACTCTGGATAGTATTCAAGCTCGCTTGCTTCGTGAAAAAATCCTGATAATATGGAACCCCAATGGTGATATCGAGAAACCACTCGCCAAGAAAAGTTCGATAGCGACTTTGCATATGTTGCGCTATCGCTTCCTTTCCGGTCGTCAGGACAACTTCGCTGTCTGTGACGTCGATGTCGTCCGTATTGTCTAGTTTTATGTCGCTCATACCAAACTCAAATTATGTGTATCGCCGTGCGAGTCCAAGCCGGTTGCGTTTCCCGAACCCGTTATGTGCAACACGATTTCGTTTGCTATCTTCGTCCATATAACAAGGCCATCCCATCCGGGAGGAGGAGTTTCCTCGTCCCATTCGTAATATGGTCGCAGTTCGTCCCAAATCGCCGCACCCAAAACATTTCCATTCATCGCCATACTATGCCTCTAGGAACGACTTAAATCTCCGTTCCAATTCCGCAAATCGATAATGATGCAACCTCTGCGGGCCTCCACAGGTAGGAGTCCACGCCTCTCGTATCGCCCTCATAAGGTCGCATATCGTTGAAACAAGCTCTGTCGTTCCGTTTATCACTTGAAGGTGATTGTTCGCCTTAACGTGCATTATCGTATTCCCGTTGCGAATCACGATATCGTCGCCGTTCGTCACAGCCGCCGAATCGCTGAACGGATACAGCCCCGGATATGCTATCGCGTCAGCCAAGTTATGCGACCGCGCATCGGCGGGTTCAACATCGTCGCCAGTCGATAACCACTTATCCATCGACTTGTCGGCGAATATGAGCATAACTTTATCGCCCTTCTTGAGCGGCATATGAACAAAAGCCGAGCCCGCTCTAGGACACGCAACAGGGACGTTGTATATCAGCGGCATCGGCGTTTCCTTGCCATCCCTGAACTTCTTTTTGAACAGCGGCTTTACGGTCGCCTTTTGCTTTGTGTAGTCGTATTCCTCAATACGCGCTGGCATCGCCACGCGAATCTGGTCGCTCATCGAGCCGAGTGCGTCCTTCATTACGCTCGACGAACTAGGGGTCACGGCCTCCTGCTTCGTGCCGGTCAACTCCTTTATGAAATTCAAAATCGTATTCGGCATATTTCCCTTACATCAAAGTCGCTTCGCATCTGCTCAAAAAATCACCTTCTTGGCTATCCCCATTATGCGTCACCTTGCGAACCTTGAACATCCCGTTCACGAACTTGCTCTCTATCTTCACCTGACATCCCGGAGCGAGCGACGGTTGAAGCAACGCTTCAAAATCACACCCGGAAGTCGTTTTGACCGGGCTTCCGATGAGCCCCGTCTTCGGGTTCAAAAGTATTGCGCCGAGCTTCGTCGTCTTGTCCTTGCTGATTATCTGAAGCACCTCGTTCTGTATGCTCCATTCAAGCCCGTGCGTCCTGCATATATCGTCCAGAGCGTGCCTCGTTTCCTGCCCTATCGAATGTCCGTTCGCATACTGCGCGTTCGCTGGAATTGACGTATAGTCGATATTCGCTGGCATCCCAAAGTCGGTAGCCAAGTCCTTGATGACGTCCTGAACCTTCGTGCCCGGAGGGAACGCCCGCACCGTGTATGCGTTCCGATACTTATTCCCGCCGTCCGCCGCCTCGACCTCGGTTACTATATCCACCCCTTCGTATCTGTGAGCCACAGGTGTCTTCTGCAACTTCTTTTTCTTCTTGTGTTTCGCCCTGACGATGTTCCCGCTGAATATCACGCCGAACAAATCCTTGTATCCGGCGCTCAAAATGACGCGGGTTCCGGGGTCTTCAAGTATTGAGCGCGTCTTATCCGACAAGTTATACACTTCAATTTTCGCCGGGTTCGGAACGCCCTCGTTCGTTTTCTCTATGTCAAAGGCGATACGGAGTCCTTCGAGCGTCGATGAGCCGAGCCCGGACACGACCTGCAACGAAACCTTCCGCAGGTATAACTTGTCAGTTGTGTCAATAACGTCAACCATATCACTCCGCCGCCTGATAAATCAAAAGGTGAGTCGCCCCCAAATCTTCGCGACCGCACTCGAAGTTCCTTCCCGTGGCATCGTAAAGCATCATCACGCCCTGCGGCATAGCCGAGCCCTTGAACCTGTTGAACAACGGATAATTTGCAACGAGTGTTATCCCCATCACAAGCGGATTTTCCGAGCCGTCAAGTAAGCTCACGAACCATCTCTCAAGTCGCGTGTTCCAATCGAACTTGAGCACGAACTCCTTGTCGTCCAATTCTACACGCTCCTTGAACGACGAGTATGCCGAATCGACCGGGATGTTCAATAAATCTGCCATATCGTCCCTTTACAATAGCGGAGCGAAAAGCGTCAGCAACTCCGTCGCTCCACCAACTACGTTTCCCGCAATGTCCGAAAGTTTATCTATCGTCATCGACCCCTTATCCGCCGTCTTCGTTGCAAGGTCGCTCACGCTTTCCGCCGGTGTTCCTTCCGTCAATGCGCTTGCACCGCCCGTCGTTTTCGCAAGGGCGAAAACAATTTGCTTCATACGGGCCGTGAAAACGATTGCGTTGGAAGTATTCGCGTCGCGGTTCACCGTGAAATCCTCAAGAATCATATTGTCATAGACCTTGAGGCCGGTGACTACCTTGAACGGAGTCCTCGTTTGTTGCAATTTAATCAGCTTGTCATACGCTTCGGTCGAGCGGCTTTTCCCTGTAATCATACCCTTGACCGTGTTCACGATTCCTGTCGCGCTGTCGATGAGAGAGAAGGTCAC